GAATGTCGAAAGCCGCCGCCCGCGCCGCTGGAGTTTTGCCCTGCACGATGACCTCGAGCTCGGCCTTGTGCTCGTAGGAATAGGAAAGCGGCGAGAGCATGACTTCCGGCTTGCCGGGGTCGCCATCGCGCAGGATCAGGAGGCCGCCCGATGGCACGCGCTCGGGCAGAACCTCGTCGCGCGCAACTGTGGCGCCGGGCACGGTTTGCAGCGCCGCGAACAGCGCGGAGAGGATGATTTCGCGCGTGGTCACGTCAATCTCTCCAATTCTCGATCATTTCCAGAAGTTGACAAAATCGTCCCAAAGAACGTCCTCCCCAGCCTCTATCATTTTCACCAGATCGAGCCGCTTTTTCAGCTTCACCTGCGGTACCAGCAGGAATATTGGCACGGTGGTTCGGCCGCGCCCGGTTTTGGACCGCGATGCCACGGCACGCCCGCGTTTGCTCAGGCGCCCCTCAGCGACCAACAGACTCGGACCAGGATTGCGATAAACGAACCTCAGTTTCAGGCCGGTCCGCCGCTCAAATTCTGCCGGACTCAGGCGCGCGCCCCCGTGCCCCATGCCCGCTGCCGGAAGCGGGATAGAAAGAAACCTGCCACGCTTGGACCGGATTGTCAGCCCATGCATATGGGCCAATATTATCTTCGGCGAGTTGGCGTAGACGAAGCCGGCAGCGTTAAAACTGTCCCTTCCCTCGGGATAGGTCTTCCCTCTGATCGTGCGCGCCAATCTACGTCCTAGTCCCGCCCCCTCAATCTGTCTGCGCCACTGGTTCTTCATGCGCGTCGTAGCGCGGGCCATGGCCTGCTTGGATGCGTGCTGGCCCGCCTTCACCTCGGCGTCAAACATCTTGACCATGTCCGTGGCCTCGATCTTCAGCTTCATGCCGGCACCAGTTCCAAGGTCCAGATCAGCCGCTCGCGGTCGCGCTTCGGCTCGCCCTGAAGGGTGAAGGTGTCCGGGCCGATGATGATGGTATCTCCCGGTTTCGGGGTTGGCATGTCGGACACGCGCACATCAACGAGCGTCGTGTCCGACAATATCCGCGCAGCACCGAAGGTGGCCATCTCGTCCGGCGCCTTGCGGATCACCCGCACCGGCAGGGGCGCACCGCCTTGCGCCGTCCAGGTGGCATCCGCCGCCATGTTGGCATCCGCAAAGATCGCGTCCATGGCGGCGGCGAAGGGGTTCATCAGACGCGCCGTGCGGAGCGCAGAACCTGCGGGCGGGTGCAGATCGGCAGCGGATTGCTCTCGATCTCGAGGCGCACCCATTCGTCGCGATCCCGATCCGGGATCGAGCGCGCATAGAGCGGCAGGCCGAGGGTGTTGACCGTCTCGAACGTGTCCGCCGGCGCGTAGTAGATCTCGAACAGCCCCTCGACGCCTTCGGGGTAGAAGAACGCCTTGTCGACCGGCACCCCGAAAGCCGCGTTGCCGCGATACCGGCGGAAGGTGATGCCGCCAAAGCTGATCTGATCGGCCACGCGGGAGCGCAGGTCGGCCGCTGCCGCCGTGTTGAGATAGGTCGCCCGCACCTCCTTGTGGGCCACCAGATCGGCAAAGAAGGCCGAGCCGCATTCCGCGCGAAGCTGCACGGAGCCGGTGGAAAGCCCGCCGAGATCGCCCTCGACGCTCTCGATCAGCGCCTGGCAGGCCTTGCGCAGAGCCCCCGAGGCCGGGGAGGTGTTGGCGAGATCGAAGTTCACCTCCGCCGCCGGGGTAATGGCGAACTCGGTGAAGTAGTCGATGACCGTGGCGCCGTTCTTCGGGTCGAGCACCTTGCCCTGAATGCCGTTCAGGAGGTGATACTCGAAGGTGGCTTCGGCATCCGAGCGCAGGCGCTTGAGGCGCCTTGCCACCTCAGTCTGGATTTGCTGGGTCTCGGAATCCGAGCCGAACGCGCGGATGCCCTGGATTTCGGAGGCCCAAAGCACATCCTGCTTCTTGAACTGACGACAGACAAAGGCCCGCACATCCCGGCTTTCGGGGATCTGCTGCTCGTAAGCCGAGCCGCGTTCCGAAAAAGGGATCAACGACAGCGTGCCATCGCGGCTTTCAATGACGACCGTGCGTGCGCGCACCCCGCGATCGGCAAACAGGCCGGAGCCAGACAAGGTCGCGGGCTTGAACGGGATGTTTTCCAGCGCGCGGGTGAGTTCGATGACCGAAAACGCGTCGGTCGTAAAGATATCCATCGTGGCCATGGGACGGTCCTTTCTTGCAAGCGCTTCCAGAAAAAGTGGGAACCGGTTTTGCGTCCGGAAGCGCGTAATTGGGGCGAATCAGCGGGTAAGAATGCCGACGGCATCGAGCGCCGTATGCGCCGCGGTGATCTGAGCAGCCGTCGGCGTGCCCGTGAACACCAGATCATTGCCATTGACGATGGCCGGGCCTCGCAGGAGCGCCACCGCTGTGGCATCGGCCAGCGTGGCGTCAGCCTTGCCCCAGAGCACGGCGACGGCGGTTTCGGTGCCATCAACGGCTGCCGGATCATGGGCCGCGTATTTGCCGGTTGCGGTGATCTTGCCAAGGACGGTGCCGGGTTCCAGCACCGGAGTGGTGCCGCCGGTGGCGATGGTGATGACCTCGCGGGTGTAATCCCGGAAGGCTTCCCATACCAAAAAACCGCCTGCGTGGCGGCCCTCATTCAGAACTGTCATGATGTCTTATCCTTTGCGTTTGAAGGTTTTGGCGATCACATCGGCCCAGGGGCGCGAGTCGCTGGATTTGCCCGGTTGCGGGTGGCTGGCGGAGATATCGGGATCGGCCGCGGCACGGGCGTCGATGAGAGCCTTGCGGATATCCTCGAGGCTGGTTTCTGCCTCGAGGAACCCGGCCGCCATCTGCGGTTGGCCTGCAAGCCGGCAGAGATCGACTACAGTTCTGGCGTAGGCCATGGCCTCAGAACGAATGGCGGTTGGGTCCGGGACGGGGTCGGGTGTGGCCGCCGGATCGGCCTTGGCCGCGAGCACGGGGTTTGCGACAGGCTTGGCCCTGGCCGCAGGTGCGGGTTTCACCGCCGGCTTGTTCACCACAGCAGGTTTTGCGGCCGCCTTCACCGCCGTCACGATCTCCGGCGGTGTGTTCTGGAACCGGCTCACATCAAAGCTGGCGGCCATTTTCACCGGCGCGGCGATGGTATCGGCCAGCCCCATGTCGATGGCCTCGGTTGCATCGAACCAGGTCTCCGCCGCCATCAGCCTGGCGATCTCCTTTTCCGCCTTGCCGGATTTGGCGGCATAGCCCTTGATGAGCGAGGCCCCGATCTTCTCGAGCGCGACCGCCATCGCGTACATGTCGCTTGCCGTGCCCATGACCAGTCCCGAAGGATCGTGGATCATCAGAAAGGCGTTTTCCGGCATGATGATCTCGTCGCCCGCCATGGCGATGTAGGACGCGGCCGAGGCGGCAATCCCGTCGATAGAAACGGTGACAGTTCCAGCGTGGCGCTGCAGGGCGTTGTAGATCGCGACCGCATCGAACACCGAGCCGCCGGGGCTGTTGAGCCGCAGCGTCAACGGTGCCGCATCCGGCAGTTGGCCCAGATCAGCGAGGAACGCTTTTGCCGAAACGCCATAGGCGCCGATTTCATCATAGATCGAGATTTCCGCGCCATCAGTGAGGGCGCAGATCGAATACCAGTTGTTCATGGTTTCATTTTCCTTTGTTCGGATCAGCCTGTTTTTGCGGCGTTGCCCGCGCGCCCTGGGTTTCGCCGGGGCTGGTGGAATAGGTGAGGCCAAGGCCTGCGGCCCTCTCCACGTCCGCCGCATTCTCGCGATCGATTTCCTCGATGTCGTAACCTGTGGCCTCGACCGCCTTGCGCCGCGACATCAACCCGGCGTTGATGCCGAGCAGCTGCGCCTGAATGTCCTTGAGCGGATCGACCCAATCCCACCGCGGCGGGATCCAGTGCACTGGTTTGGCCTTGGCCATGTCCGGCAAGTTCAGCGCCCCCGCCAATGCGGCGGTTTCCAGCCAGCGTTGCCAGACGGGTCGACAGAACTGATGCGCCAATACCCCATGTTGCAACTGGCCGATGCGACGCCGGAACTCGACCAGTTCGGCGCGCAGGCTCGAATAATTGGCTTGGCGCACATCGCCGGTCACCAGGTGATAGGGCAGACCCAGGGAGGCCGAGATCGCCAGCAGCGTGCGATACTGAAACGCCTCATAGCCGCCACCGACATCGGCGGGGCTGGAGAACTTGATATCCTCGCCGGGCAGCAGGACCTGCAAGGTGCCGGGCTCGAGGCTGGCGATACCGATACCGTCACCGGCATCTTCCACTTTCCCCATCAACGCCTCTTCCGGCGCATTCTTGGTAATGAAGCCTGCAAACATCGCCGCTGTTTTCTTGCGATCGAGCTCGGCGTCATCGTATTGATCGAGCAGAAACAGCCGCACCATCGCCGGCGCCACATGCGGCAGGCCCCGGATTTGTCCCGCGTCGATCGGGCGGTAGATGTGCAGCACATCCTCGGCCGGAACGCGGGTGGTGGCTGGGATTACCGGGCCGCGATCGGTGCTGTCTCCGGGATGACGACGGCGAAAGTGGTAGGCGACGCGGCGGCCAATCAGATCAAACTCGATACCGCAGCGGACCCTATTGCCGCTCGGGGTGGTTTCCGTTTTATCAAACGGCAGCATTTCCGCTTGCAGCAGCTGCAATTGCATCGGCACCAGCAGACCGTCCTCGGCGCGGCGTGGCCGGATGCGCACGAAGCATTCGCCGGCCACGAACATCTCGCGCGCTATCATCGCCTGCAGACCATAGAAATCCGTCAGCCCGTCGGCATCCGCCTCGATGGTCCAGGCGAGCCACAGGCGTTGGATCCGGTCGCGCAACTCGCCGTCTTCGATCAGCGACGAGGGTTTGATCCCGTCGCCCACCAGATTGGCGGCGTAAGCCTCGCAGGCATTGGCGGCGTAGCCATTGGTCACCACCAGTTCGCGCGAACGCGCCAGCAGACGCGGCCCGCCCGAGGCCACCAGCGAGTTGATGTTTTCCA